AGACGCAAACGACTATTTACGCGAAGCCGGTGAAGAGAAGCTGCGGGAGGCGCTATCCTTGGCCAAGCCGGTCGAGCAAGCGCAGCAAGAGGCGGCGGAGGCGGAGATGAATTGGCCGACGCCATACGAGCCAGTTGATCCGGCAAGCATCCCACGTCGGCGCTGGATCTACGGCGCGCACTACATCCGCGGATACGTCAGCGTCGTGGCATCGCAGGGCGGCGCCGGAAAGACGTCCATGCAGAACGTGGAGGCGACGAGCATATGCCTCTGCCGTCCGCTGCTAGAGGAGCCGGTGCATGAACAGGTCAACGTGTGGGTGATCAACGGGGAAGATCCCTACGAGGAAATGCAGCGACGGTTCGCGGCAATCATGATCCACTACAACATCAAGCCAGAGGAACTGCGCGGGCGCCTGTTCCTAGACGCGGGCCGCGACCTGATGATACAGTTTGCCAAGCAAACGCGCGACGGCATCGTGACAAATGACCAGCTTGCCGAGAAAATGATTGAGCGGATCAAGCAAAACAAAATCGGCTTGGTGATGTTGGACCCGTGGGTCGGGTTCAACGACATCAACGAAAACGATAACGTCGCCATGAACGCGGCCGTGGCGCAGGCGCGGTGGATCGCGGACCAGACCGACGCGGCGGTGGTGCTAACGCATCACATACGCAAGTCAAACGGCGAGGACGCGACAATCGACAGCGTCCGCGGCGCAGGTTCGCTGATCGGGGCGGCGCGTGCGGCGCGCATCATCAATAAGGTCAGCCAAGAAGACGCACTGAAGCTGGGCGTGAACGAGCTCGAAAGCCTCGGCATATTCCGTGTGGACGACGGCAAGTCCAACTTGGCGCCTCCGGCCGCGAAGGCTCTGTATCGACGTATGCACGGCGTGGAGCTACCAAACGGGGAATATGTGGGTGTGTGCATTCCGTTTAAAATGCCCGACTTATTCGACGGTGTAAGCGCCCGTGACGCGCAGGAGGTGCAGCGCCTGATCGGGGCGGCGGCGTCACGGGAGGAGCCGTATCGGTTGGATGCACGCGCCAAGCACTGGGCGGGCAACGCGGTGGCGGTGCAGCTTGATCTTGACGTGGCCAAGAAAAACGAAAAGGCGCGGGCAAAGGCGATACTCGCCAAGTGGGTCGAGACAAACGTGCTCAGCGTGGAGGAGTGGCCGGATAAACGTGCGGGGCGCGACGTGCAGTGCGTCGTCGTGGGTGAATGGATCAGTGGAACGGAGATAGGGTGATGTCAAAAGATTTCGAGTATTGGTATGGGCGCGTAAGGCTGTTTGATGACAGCTTGGAAGTCGCGGACGGCGTCGATAGCTTATATGGGGAAGGGCATGGGCTTAACTATTGGCCGCGCGAGGCTTCCCTGCACATAATTGGTTTATGGGAAGTGACAAAGCATTTAGCGGCGCACGGAAAACGTATGCGGCGACGGATCGAGGAACTTGAGGCGCAGCTAAATGACTAGGCCAATATACGAAAGCGAAGAGGACCGTAAAAACGAACAGGCGCTGGCGGATTATCTGGCGGAGCGTCACGACTTGCTGATGTATAAAATGCCGATCAAGCTGCACCTCGACTACTTTGCTACGAGAGGCGGCAGGGGCGTGGGCTTCTTCGAAATGCGGCGGCGAAAGGTCAATATGTACCACTACGACACGATGATGCTGGGGATGCATAAAATACAGTCGGCGCATAACTTAACGGCGGCGACCGGTTTGCCGTGTTTCTTCGTCGTGCAGTGGAACGACGCCAAGGGAATATGTAGGATACCGCCGGAGGAAAACGTAAGCGTCAGGTGGGATTGGGGCGGGCATAATAACCGCAACGACCCACAGGACATGGAGCCAGTGGCGTATTGGAACATATCTACATTTAAGGAGCTCAAGTGATGGCGGTGGACATTGACGTCGAAGAGTGGCCAGACATGGAGCGCCTTCAAAACGCGCCTCTGATCGGCAAGATCGTGTGGGACGAGGAGGATGGGATGGCGCGCATCATGTGGGCGCAGGCGCATTTGCCGTCAAACTTTGACCAGTACGGACGGAAGCAGGCGGAGCTCACTCTGGAGATGTGCAAGGACATCGTCATGCAGGCGGCGTTGCTGGGTGATGCCATGCTAGAGCAAATAAAGTGGGCCAAGGATGAGATGGAGCACTGAGTGGGACGTTCCACAGTTACCACAGTTCAACTGTGGAAGACTGCGGAACTGTGGTAAAAGAGGCCACTTTCAGTTCCACCACAGTTGTTGCATATATATATGCAACTGTGGTGGTAACTGTGGACTAGGTGGAAACGAACTGTGGAAGGAGGAGGATCATTACCATGGCTATCAGAAAGAAAAGGGTTACCGCGACGCAAGCAAAGCAGAGGGGGCGGGACGCAATGGGGCGGGTGGACGATCAGGCGCAGGTCATTAAGGCGGCAGTCTGGGGTCAGCTTAAACCGCTCGACGAGAAGGCGCGGGAGAAGACGAGTAAGTGGGGCGATAGGTTGCAGTCACTTGTGGCTCCGGATCTCGCTGGCCGCTTTGAGGCGGCATACGAGGCGCTGGGTGAGGCGGTGGACGCAAACGACGTGAAGCGGACGCATGACATCGCAACGCAGCTTCTGAGAGCGTGGGACGTGCTGGAGAAGGCTGCGTTGGACGCGGGGCATCATCCGCTGCATGAGGATGCATACTGCATGGAGATGGACGACGGGCGCATCGTGTGCATCGCACTCGACGGCTGGGCGTCGCTGCGGCAAAAGTATCCAGAGTGGATCGTGTACAGCTTCAGCGACGCGGCAAGGGTGCTCTGCGCTGACTTCAGCGCGCGGTTTCTGGACGAGGCATTCAGTGCCTTCCCGAAAGCGCATGTGAAGAGTATAATTCGCAACGGCGAAGAGCATAGCCGTGACATCAATGACGAGATACCATGGTGAAGGAGAGAAGGATGTACAGGACAGAGTTACTTGAGAAGGCGGCAGACATCACGACGCATGATCGCAACAACGACTACGGCGAGGCGAAGGAGAGCTTTGGAAGGATTGCGAGCATGTGGTCAACTTACCTCGGTCAGCCTGTGAGCGAGGCGGACGTCTGTGCGATGATGGTGTTGCTGAAGGTAAGCAGGTCACGCGCGTCACCGCAGAAGATGGATAACTGGATCGACATGTGCGGGTACGCTGCGCTGGCGGGGGAGATGGTCAGTGGTGGGTGAGGTCGGCAAGGCAAAGATTATGGCGCTGGAAAAGCTCGGAGAGGACGAGATCTTCGAGCGCATCGCAAGCGGCGTGTCGCTGGCATCAATCAAGCGTGACTTCAACATAGGTCATAAGTTGTGGGCGAAGTGGCTTGACGCAAGCGACGGGCGGCGTGGACGCTATCAGGCTGCGCAACTTGAGGCTGGCCACTTTTACGCTGAGCGTGCGCTGGAGACGGCGCAGCTTGCTGAACGTGACAACGTCAACGTGGCGCGCTTGCAAGTGGACACGGACAAGTGGATGGCGAGCAAGCTGAACGCGCAGTACGATACGAGACAGCGTGACGTGGCAATCAACATCAGCGTGAACGACTTGCATGCGCAGGCTGCGCAGTTGCTTGGCGACGTGATAGAGGGCGAAGTGTTCGAGGATGACGATTGAGCGCGAAAATACGCATCGGAACGCACTCACGCACGCGGGCGCGCGCGTGCTCGCAGATGCAGCAAAAGTCAACGCAAAATGCACGTTTAAGGCGAGAGTGCAGGCGCAGCAACGAGGTGGATCTGCTAAGTGATTGATTTTAAACGATCTGCACTTAACATAATACGTATTATCGGCCTTTTGCGCGGTATTATGTTAATTTTGGCCGATTTTTGTGCTGCGGCGCAGAAAAAGCGCGTTTTTGACCCCCCCTTTGCTCAGCGCGGACCGGTGCAAATGCAAAGGACCTCCCCACGCCTCCCCGCCCCCTTTTTCCGTAAACAGGTGTTAACATGACCCAGCCCCAAGAAAACCCGTTTATCAAGTTAATGGCGCGCTACCGCGACGACCCCGTTGCCTTCGCCCGCGAGGTAGCCGGCATTGAGCCGGACGAGTGGCAAGTTGAGCTCCTCGACGCCGTCGCAGCCCCCGCGATACGGCGTGTCAGCGTGCGTTCTGGCCACGGCGTCGGGAAGTCCACGGCGGTCGCTTTGGCGGCTGTATGGCACGTTCTGATGCGCGTGCCGAGCAAGACCGTTGTGACCGCCCCCACGTCGTCCCAGCTTTTCGACGCCTGCTTCGCTGAGATGAAAAATGTCGCCAAGCGGCTGAAGCCGCCCTTTGACAATTTGCTGGAGCTCAAGTCTGATCGGATTGAGTTGAAGAGCCACCCAGAGAGCACGTTTATATCGTGCCGCACGTCGCGCGCGGAGCAGCCGGAGGCGCTCGCTGGGGTTCACTCGCCTTCGGTGCTTTTGATTGCCGACGAGGCCAGCGGTATCCCCTCCAGCGTCTTCGAGGCCGCGTCTGGCAGTATGTCTGGCCACTCTGCGACGACGATCCTGACCGGCAACCCCACGCGGAATACGGGTTTCTTTTACGACACGCACAATCGCCTACGTGACGACTGGTACACGATGCATGTGTCTTGCGTGGATAGCCCGCGTGTGAGCGAGGATTTCGTAGAGGATATGAGGCGTCGGTACGGGGAAGACAGCCCCGCCTATCATGTGCGCGTCTTGGGCAACTTCCCCCCGTCAGAAGAGGACACGGTGATACCTGTTTCGCTTATTGAGCATGCCATGGCCAACGACATCAAGGTGCATGAGGACACGATTGCCATATGGGGCTTGGACGTCGCGCGTCAGGGCGGCGATGCCAGCGTTTTATGCAAGCGTCAGGGGCCGGTGATACATCCGCTGACTGTGTGGCGCAACTTGGACCTGATGCAGCTTACGGGCGCCGTGAAGGCGGAGTATGATGCCATGCCGCCGAGTAAGCGGCCGGCGGAGATCATCGTGGATAGCAATGGCTTTGGCGCTGGAGTGCTCGACCGCTTGCGCGAGCTTGGCCTGCCGGCGCGTGGTTTGAACGTGTCGGAGCGCGCCATGGCGAAGGACACGTATTTGAACTTGCGCGCGGAGATCTGGTTTAAGATGAAGATGTATCTCGAAGGCATGGACGTGTCACTGCCGCGCGACGATGCGCTGTATGCGGAGCTTGCGGCGCCGCGGTACCACTTTACCAGCGCGGGCAAGCTGCAAGTCGAGAGCAAGGATAGCATGAAGAAGCGCGGCGTTGCGTCGCCTGACAGGGCGGATGCGGTGGCGTTGTCGCTTGCGAATGATCACACGACCATGGCGTTTGGAACGAGCGCCGCGGGATCTTGGAATAAGCCGCTGCGTCGTGGTTTGAGCGTGGTTTAGAAAAAGTTTGCAAAAAAGTCCACTTAGTTTTTCGCAAACTCTGTGGTACTCTTTTGGCAGCGGCGTTCCTCCCCATGGCCGCAGACGGCGTGTTTTCCTTCACGTCTCCCCCGCGCGGGTATGCTCGACGCCCGCGCGGGGTTTATTTTGCGCGAAATTCCTGTATTATGTGTGTGAGTTGCACAAGGAGACGACATATGCCTATGGTTGCGGGGAAGCATTACGCATACACGAAAAAAGGGAAGGCAGCGGCCAAGAAGGCAGCGGCAAAAAGTGGCAAAAAGGTGCAATATGGCACCACCACCAAGCGCCGCATGAAAAATAAATAATGTGGACCGCGGTCCTGATGCTTTGCAATACCTCTGCGCAATGCTTTGCATTTGGCGGTCCGGTGTTGCCGAGCGAGGACCAATGCGTTGCCAGTATACGCGCTGGCTTTGATTACGCGATACAGATATTTCCAGCTTACACGCCTGTCGATTGGCAGTGCATAAGCTGGGACGAAGAGGCATAGATGGCAGAAAAAAAGCGTAAACGCAAATCTGGCCCAAGCCTCTCAGTGGGTCGCGGCGAGAAGCTATCCGTTAAGCAAGGCGGAGGATTGACCGCGAAGGGTAGGGCGAAGTACAACCGCGCGACTGGTTCAAATTTAAAGGCGCCTGCGCCCAACCCGAAGACCAAGAAGGACGCGGCGCGCAAGAAGTCGTTCTGCGCACGCTCCAGCGGATGGACGGGCGAGCGTGGCAAGGCGGCACGTAGAAGATGGAAGTGTTAGATGGGTAAGGTAGAGCAGGCAATACGTGGCGCAGGCAGCTTATTAGACTTTGTCATCAAAGGGTCCGACTATTTTACGCCGCCGCGAACCGGTACTAGTCGTGCAAAAGATCCTGCGCTCTATAGCCCGTTTTCCATGGTTAAGCATAAAAACGCCCCTTATAATTATGTTGTGAAGGGGCAGCAATTATCAGACCAGCTTATACCGCCTTCAGTGATTGATCCCGCAAGTCTTCTTGGAAAGACGATGTCTTTTGCGACAGGCGACCGTACATCTAATCAGCGCATGATTGACGAAGTAAACGAATATCTTTTGAGAAACCGCCCGCTTACCTTCGGGGGTCCAGAATATATGGATCAGATTATGCGTGGCGCATGGGCGTCGGAAAAGAACCCCATGAAAGCCAAGGCGAATGCGTTGAAGGGAGTTTCTGATCTAGATAACATACTTGCTTATATGCCAATGAGTGAAAGATCCGGCGACTTTTCGCGCCATATGGCGGAAGTGTACGGAGATATGCTTTCGTCCAGTGGAAATTTAAACAACTTTAGGGCTAACGCCAAAAAAATTGACGAAGTTTTACGTGATCGTTTTCCAAGTGTTAAAAACATGCCAAGCATCGCAGACCCGACGTTCCCTGACTGGCTTGCAAATCAAAAGGGCGGACGGCGCGCTCAGTTTATAAAGTTTTTCGATAGCAATAAGATGCGCGAGCTTGGCGTCCCTGACGTGGCCGCAGCGCGCTTTGCGGTGACAAATCCTGACTTGATGCTTTCAGACACTGCAAGCGTAGGATACAGGTTCGCAACGCCCAAAAAGGGCGCCGACATTGTCATCTCAGACGATCACCCGTCATACAACGCACTTTTACCCCGCGAGGAGGGTTCAAAGTCAATGACATTTGGCTTTGAAGTGCCATATACAATCGGCGCTCGTGACACGGCGTTACCTAAAGCGGCAAAGACTGGAACAATCTTAGCCCAGCCAAAAGACGTCAAGTCGTATATGGGCAACCCAAATTTACGTCAATTCATCGACCAGCAATTTGTGGACGAAGTAAGCACATATGGCGACTACCTCAAGCGTCACGGTAAAAAACGTGCCGACGAGTATGCAACAAGCCTTTTAAGACGTTTTATGAGTTCGCAATGAGATCCTTAATTTCCTCAATCGTGTCATCGATCATCTCTTGGATCTCTTCGGGTAGATCCTCTGGGCTCGTCCAGAGCATCATTACCGTCGCTTCGATACTGCGGCGAATTTGTTCCAGTTCCTCGCTCATCTTTTCCTCCAAATCGTGTTATAATCCACGACGTTAACATAGGACTAACACCTTGGCAACCCTAGACCCATACTGGCGCACGCAGCAATCTGAACGGCAAGCTCAGCTTAATCAAGCTGACTTGGATGCGTGGAACGAGATGCAAGTCGAAGAAGGCTTACGAGAGCTTGATGAATGGAGACGCCAGCGTCAGGGAACGATTGAAGCCGCGCCGCCTCCGAGCTTTACCGAGAAGGTGCGTCGCGGGTTTACAAGCCTTCTGGACACGGCTGGCATGTCTCCCTACATGGCGCGCCGCACCAGCGAAGGCATATTTGGCCGTCCGTTTGCGCGTCCTCAGTCTGAGCTTGGCTTCATTGAGGAAATGGGAGCCTTTCCCGCTGTTGCCTCTGTTCTTAGACCAGCTTTGATGGCGGGCGTTTCTGGCATCGAAGCCCTTCTAGCTTCTGCTCGCGGCGAGCGCGGAAAGGCGTTGGGATACGCTGGCTTGGGGCTTCTGGAAGCCTCTGGCGCAAAGGGTATGAATAAATACATTAATGCAGACAAGCCAGACATATTGGGCTATTTAAAATCGCGTAACGAAACCCTTGACGTCAATCCGGCGGCGTTGTTGCCACGTCGTTCCAGCGACGACATCTCGTATGAGGACGCTTATCACTTTATGAAGAGCAACAAGATGATAGGCGATAAACTCATGCCGCCCTCAGAGGGTGCGCGGTTTGATCGTCTGGGTGTTCACGTTGGCACGCCAAGGCAGGCGGAAGACAGGTTTTTCGCAAAACACGGCGTCTCAGGACATAAAAATCTTAAAGAAGTTTGGGATGCGGTGGGGCTGTATGGAGACAGCGGCGTGACGCAAGGGCTCAAGGTGAGAACAGAGAAGCCTTTTGAGATAAAAGACTTTGAAGATTTCGGGATCAATAAGGAATTTTTAGAAGACCCTCTAAATACCGAAATAATTGACGGAAAAACTGTTTTATCTGAAGAGGGCGTTATAGACGCAATGAACGCATATGCCGATAATAAGGGGGTCGGACTAGACGAGGGTCTTGCTCTATTCAAAAAAGAGCTAACGGACAAAGGATACACCAACATTCCATATGTCAATAGAATTGAGGGCATAAAGAGGAGCGACGTTGGAAGTAAAGACTTTAAATACACGCCAGAAAACATAAGCAACGTCATGCTTGTGGAGCGTACCGCCGCAGATCCCGAAGTTATTAGAAGCAGGTTTGCAGCTATGAAAGATCCATATGCTCAATCAATTATGGCGTCGGGTTTACTTGGCGCTGTAATAGGTCAAAACGCAAACAGTCAACGTGGCTCACAGTATTAAGAGGCAAAGATGCAGAACGAAATAAATCAACTTGTGAGCGCCCTCGAAGAAGAGCTCGAACCAAACGTAATGGGCGACGACGAGCTACAGGGCATCGTCGGCAAGGAAATCGAAGACGCGATTGACTACTCCGACAATTGGGTGTCGCCATATCGCGCCACGGCAACCGAGTATTATCGCGGCGACCCGTTTGGCGACGAGGAAGAGGGCCGCAGCCAAGTGGTCAGCATGGACGTGCGGGATACCGTACAGGCTATCATGCCGTCGCTGATGCGGATATTCCATAGCACCGACCGCACGGTGGAATACGCGCCGCAGGGGCCGGAAGACGTTGCCGCGGCGAAACAGGCGACCGAGTACGCAAATTACATCATCAACCGTGACAACAACGGCTTCTTGCATACGCACGCCGCGTTCAAGGACGCACTGATCCGCAAGGTGGGCGTGCTAAAGTGTTATTGGGACGATCAGACGAAATTCGAGACACACGACCTCACGGGGCTCGACGATAACGCTCTGGCGGCGTTGATGTCAGATCCGGCGGCGGAAATTGACATCCTCGCCTCCGAGCCGTTTGGCGAGCCCTCAATGGACCCCATGACCGGCGAGATGTTACCGCCCGCCATGATGCACGCCGTGCGCGTAACATATACGCACCCAGATGGCCGCGTGAAGCTGGAAGCGGTGCCGCCCGAAGAGTTCCTTATATCGCGCGAGGCGAAGTCCCTTGAAGACGCCGATTACGTTGCGCACCGGCGCATTTTGACCGTCTCCGAGCTTGTGGCGATGGGCTACGACTACGACGAGGTTGTGAAAATGTCTTCGGCGCATGAAGACATGGCGACGAACATTGAGCGCACCACGCGAAACCGCGCGCTGAATAACGAGATGAACGAACGCCACGATCCCGCGATGAAGAAGGTGCTTTATGTCGAAAACTACATCAAAGTTGACTACGACCAAGACGGCATCGCGGAGTTGCGTAAAATCTGCACCGCCGGCGACGGCAACAAGATCCTTATGAACGAGCCGTGCGCGATAGTTCCGTTTGCGACGTTCTGCCCCGACCCAGAGGCGCACGACTTCTATGGCATGTCCACCGCGGATGCGGTGATGGACATCCAGCGGATCAAGTCTTCAATTATGCGCAACACATTGGATAGCTTGGCGATGTCAATTCACCCTAGAGTTGCAATCGTCGAGGGCATGGTCAACATCGAAGACGTTATGAACAACGAAGTCGGCGCCATCATTCGGCAGCGCGCAGCCGGCCAAGTGCAGCCAATGTCCATGCCATTCGTTGGCCAACAGGCGTTTCCTGTTCTGCAATACATGGACGAGATCAAAGAGGCCCGCACGGGCATTTCAAAGGCGTCTGCGGGCTTGGATGCCGGCGCCTTGCAGTCATCCACCGCGTCGGCTGTACAGGCCACTGTCAGC